GAAACCAGGGCCATGTGTGGTACAAAAAGCCAAGGTAAAAACACATGGTGAGAATTGGGTTACAAAGAAAATCGAAACACGTCTTAACTATGTGAAGGCAGCACAATGACAGACGAATTTGAAAAATATGACGCTTTTGAAAAGCATATGACTGAGCAGTTTTCACAGATGTTCACAGAACCCTATGGTGGATTTTGTTGCGGCGAAGGGTGGTGGCCAATTATTGCAGAACTGTGCGGCCAAATCCAGAACCACATTAATTGGAAGAACAGGCAGTCAGAGATTGTTCCGCAAGTAGTTGTAGGACAGATTAAAGAGAAGTTTGGTGGACTACGTTTTTACTACAGTGGCGGTGATGATGAGATCAGTGGAATGGTTCGTATGGCAGAAGCATGGGCAAACAATACTTGCGAAACATGTGGTGCTCCAGGTAAGAGAAGAGATGGCGGGTGGATTAAGACTCTGTGCGATACACACGAAGCAGAGCGTCAACAACGAGTAAAACAATATGAAAATCAAATTAGTCAGTGATCTCCATTTGGAGTTCAGTGACATTAACATTACCAACAATGAAGGCTGCAACGTCTTAATCCTCTCTGGCGATATTATGGTTGCCGAAGAACTCTACGATCATCCGGATCTGCCTAGCATGAATAATCCGTTGGTAATTCGAGAGTTGAGTCGCGGGCAAGAACGAGCCCGGCGATTTCGAGACTTTTTAAATCGTTGTGCATTTCAATTCCCTCACGTTGTATATGTTGCAGGTAATCACGAGTTTTATCACGGTAAATGGAATCGCACTATCGATGTTCTACACAACGAATGTGCTAAGTTTCATAACGTATATTTCTTAGAAAATGAGTGCAAGACCATTGATGATGTTACCTTTGTTGGCGGTACACTGTGGACTGATATGAACAAAGGTGATCCGTTGACTCTACATTCAGTTCGCGACATGATGAGTGACTTTCGTGTGATTCTTAAAGAAGACGAAGGCTACACTAGGCTCAAGCCCGCAGACACTTGCGTTCGTCATAAGAAGATGCTACAATACATTAGAACAGTTGTTGCAGAACAACATGATAGAAAGTTTGTGGTAGTTGGGCATCACAGTCCTAGCAAACTATCTACTCATGAACAGTATGCTAACGAACATTTGATGAACGGTGCTTACAGCAGTGACTTGAGTGAGTTCATTTTAGATCATCCACAGATCAAACTGTGGACACACGGGCATACCCATCATCCGTTTGACTACATGATTGGTAGCACCCGAGTAGTTTGTAACCCTCGTGGCTATGAAGGCTATGAGCCAGAGAGTGGCTGGAATCCTAACATTGTAATAGAGGTATAATATGGAAGAAAATAAGTCGGTGGCAGAGATTATCAGAATCACTGCAAAAAATCAATTTGAATTTTTAAACACTATTGCCAATCACATTGACAATATAGAAGCAGAAAACGCCAATTTGAAATTTGAACTTAACAAATGGAGTGCTACCATTGAGCAGCCGAACAACAACCAGTGACACTTGTCAACTACAGTGTGTAGACAATGACCGACAGATGTTGGCGGAGATATTGGATTTTAGGCCAAACAACTATCTCAGTGTCAGTGTGTTGCGCAAAGTAAAAATACAAATGAAGTACAATGAAATTACACATGTGTACGAAGGAAAAATGGGAGGCTTGACTTTTGTCACGTCCGGACCCATAATTACACATACAAAAACATCGAGATAAAAATGAAAATTGGACTAAGTTATAGTCGTTGTGTTCGAGACATTGTCGACGGCAAAGTGGACATAGACGATGTCCTTGTTTTGATTACCCGCACAGACTTTGATCCGCACGATGACGAACAGTGGAGAGGCATTTGGATTGGCTACGGAGGCGGCACATTACAAAATGCTTACAGACACGGATTATTCAGTAACAGTAATCCCGAGTGGGCTGGCTACGATGCAGAGGACAAATTTCGTAGTGTGAGCATCATGCTCTACGATGATGGCAAAATGCATCAGCCACGTAAGTTTGGAGCACATCCTATTCGACGACCTGAAATTTGGTTAGAAGCTGTGTTGCCCAACAGTGAATTAGAAAAAAACCCTGCCGCTAAAATTGCTTGGGACAAATTCCAAACAGTGGCCAGTTTAACAAATGTAAATTTAGATAAGGAATATAAGTAATGCCAAATTTAGTGCCAATGGTTATCGAGCAAGAGGCTCGTGGAGAACGCAGTTATGACATTTATAGTCGACTGCTGAAAGATCGTATTATTATGCTAGATACTGATGTTAACGAACATACTGCTAGTCTGTTAGTAGCACAATTATTGTTTTTAGAAAGTCAAGGAAATGAAGACATCAACTTCTTTATCAACAGCCCAGGCGGAGTTGTTACTGCAGGAATGGCGATATACGATACAATGCAGTTTATTAAACCCGATGTTAGCACCATTGTTATGGGCCAGGCTTGCAGTATGGGCAGTCTCCTTGCCACAGCGGGAGCACCAGGCAAACGAAAAATGTTGCCAAATGCTCGACACATGATTCACCAACCCAGTGGCGGTGCTCGTGGGCAGGCCACTGACATGCAGATTCAAGTTGAAGAGATTTTAAAGATGAAAAAATCTCTAACTGACATCTATGTCAAGCACAATTCTAAGGGTAAAACTTTTGCACAGTTTAGCCACGATATGGAACGTGACAAGTTTATGAGTGCAGAAGAAGCATTAGACTACGGTTTGGTTGACGAAATTATAGATAAACGCCCATAAAGTGCGTAGTTAACTGGAACTCCTAGTATACTATAAATAACTATACTAGGAGTGTGCAATGGCCCGGCGAGCATTTAATTGGTCCGAGTTGGATCGAAATATGTTGTATTCCATGCTCTACGAACTTAAATCAAAGATCGTAGACAAGCGGTTACCTATTGCTGAAATTATCAGCATTGTGAGCAAGCACGTTAAAGCACATCTTCCTATCAAAGTGACCAGCAGTAGATTCAAACCAGTCAAACCCGGCGAAGTTTGGATTGGTGGTGCTTATCACAGTTATCTCGATAATTTAGGCAACAAGCGATTTATTGAAGTTGAATTGGTTTTTCCAACTGCCGCCGACACTATGAAGACCAGTTTGTATCGTTGGGAACGTATGTGTCGATTGTTTGCTGATACAGTGCTACATGAAATTATCCACACCCGCCAATATCGTGCTAGAAATTTCAAAGATATTCCCGGATACGAAAGCACAGCCTATTACGCCAAAGATCGTAGAGAGCAAGAGTATTATGGACACAGAGATGAAATGGGCGCACACTCATTTAATCTAGCACAAGAACTGATTGATAAATTTGGTTTTGAAACCAGCGATATTAAAGAATATTTGGATAGCCCTGTGCCAAAAAGAGTTCGTCCAAATAGTTGGGGCCGCTTTATGAAGGCTTTTGAGTATGATCATAGTCATCCAAAAGTTGTTCAAATGAAACGAAAAATAATGACCCAATTAGAAAATGCCTATTTAGGCAAGCCATTTAAGACAGCAAATCACTTGACATACTAACTGTTAGACTGTATAATATCTATATTAACAGTTAAATCATAGGAGACAGTATGAGCGTTTGTGCTAGTCATATTTGGGCATTGGAAAGCCACCCAAGCCGTTTGAACAAAGAAGCAATCATCCTAGCCATTGCCCAAGACGGCAACAGTGAATTCTTTCAAGGCTGTCGTCTTGCTTTAGACCCTATGATAACATTTGGATTGAAACAGATCCCGGAGAAAAAAGATGAAGATGGTTCTGGTTTACCTTGGGATAGTTTTAGTCTCATTATCACTGGCTTTGTTAATCGCTCACTCACAGGCAACCTTGCCCGTGACACTGTTGCTAAAATGATGGCCAGTGCCACCAAGGCCGAATGGAATGGTTGGTATCGTCGCATACTGATCAAAGACCTACGTTGCGGTGTCAGTGAAAAAACAGTTAACAAGGTTGTAGAGAAACAATGGCCCGACTATGCTATTCCAGTATTTGGTTGTCAACTGGCACATGACAGTGCCAATCATGAGACCAAGGTTGCAGGAAAGAAACTGATCGAAGTTAAACTGGACGGTGTTCGTGTGGTCACTATTGTTCGTGTCGATGGCCGGGTGGACATGTTTAGTCGTAACGGCAAGGAACTTATAAACTTTCCTCATGTCACTGAACAGATCAGCGCAGTGGTTAAGAAGACTCCTCCGCCCTATGATCTAGTATTAGATGGTGAAATTATGTCTAGCAGTTTTCAAGACTTGATGACACAGGTGCATCGTAAAAGCGATGTCAAGGCCAATGATGCTATCCTAAACTTGTTTGACATGTGTCCACTTGAAGACTTTGAAAAGGGTTTCTGGGACAAGAGTCAGACAGTTCGCAGTCAAATGGTGCAGGCTTGGGTAGAACAGAACAATGCTCTGTTGCCCAATGTCACTTGCCTTGCCAATGAACTAGTTGACTTGGATACAGATGCGGGTCAGACACGTTACAAAGAAATTAATGCACAGGCAGTTGCTGGTGGGTATGAAGGCATTATGATCAAAGATCCTCTTGCTGGCTATGAGTGTAAACGTTCAGTATCATGGTTGAAGTTGAAGCCATTCATTGAAGTATCATTGGAGGTGGTAGATGTCGAAGAAGGAACAGGACGAAACGTTGGCAGGCTTGGAGCGATTGTCTGCCAAGGAGTCGACGATGGAAAAACTATTAGGGTCAATGTTGGCAGTGGTTTTAGTGATAGTGATCGTGACGACTATTGGGTTTCACGTGATTCCCTACTTGGTCAGATCGTGGAAGTGCGAGCAGACGCCGTCACCCAAAACCAAGACGGAACATACAGTTTGCGGTTTCCAAGGTTCCTACGGTTCCGTGGATTCCAAGTAGGGGAAAAACTGTGACTAATGCGGTATGTTGATTAAATAAATTACAAGGAGAAAATTTATGTTTGGAACAACTTATACAGGTGGAATGACGTATCGTTCTGCCAGTGAAATTAATTCAGCAATGGGCCGTGTGTATGGACACATGAGTCTTGCTGTTATTGTATCAATGATGGTCAGTTACTTTGTAGGCTCTAGCCCAGAGTTGTTGGCATTCTTTTTTACAGGCGTGATGAAATGGATTGTGATCTTTTCACCACTGGCAGCAATTTTTGGTGTTAGTTATGTGTTGGGCAATAATCCTAGTAAAGGTGTAGCACAGTTATGCCTACATGGTTTTGCTGCCTTGATGGGCCTGAGTTTTGCCACAATCTTTGCCGTGTTTACTATGGGGTCAATTGTATCAGCGTTCATGGGTGCGGCCATATTGTTTGGTGTAATGAGCGGCTATGGCTACTTTACCAAACAGAGTCTTGACAGCCTTGGTAAGTTTATGTTTGTGGGGCTGATTGCCATTATCATTGCCAGTATTGTCAATATCTTTATTGGCTCAACTGTTATGCAGATGGTAATTTCAGCATTGGCTATCATCATCTTTTTAGGCCTAACTGCCTATGACACACAGAAGATCCGTGAAGAAGTCAGCATAGATACCAGCGATGTTGTGGAAATTCGTGGAGCATTGACTCTGTATATGGACTTTATCAACTTGTTTATCAACCTGTTACAACTGTTTGGAGATCGTAAATGATCCGTGAATATATCAACATCGTAT